CTTTACGGGTTAAGAAAGCCGGGTGGTATTTTTGAAAAACTAAAACCAAGTATATGAAAAAGAACAAACCAGCAAAACCCAAAAAGAAATCCGTTTACCGTTCTTCCGTCACCGGCAAGATCGTAACCAAAGCCTTTGCCCTGAAAAACCCGGCCACAACCTATAAAGACACAATCAAATGATTAACACCGGATTAATTCCTTGTTTTTCTTTTTGCATAAAAATATTACTAACTTAGCGGTATGGACAAAACGGACAATAATAAAAAAGCTGTTATTGAAGCTCTCCAGGATTGTCATGGTATCGTTACGGATGCCTGTAAAAAAACAGGAGTTGCCCGGTCAACTTTTTACCAATGGTTAAATGAGGATGCAGATTTTAAAGCCGCCGTTGAGGAAGCTCAGGAACAGGCTATTGATTTTGTAGAGGGTAAGCTATTCCAAAAAATAAACGGGGTAAAGATTGGAAAGATGGACGATGAAGGCGAGTTAAATGTTTATGAGCAGCCACCCTCAGACACCGCTATCATCTTTTACCTGAAAACAAAGGGGAAGAAACGGGGCTATATTGAAAGGCAGGAGCTAACCGGTGCCGATGGCGGCCCGATAAACCACGACATCACATTAAAACTCTAAATGAAATATCAACAGAGATTTTTAACGACAAGGAGATTGCCGGGTGTATCAACCGCCTTGTGGATAAGCAATTCAGGGATGACTTTAAACAGGATTTACTCCTTATCATCCTCGAAGATAAGACCGGCAATGTCGTAAAAGCGTACAACAATAATCAGGTCAGGTACTACGTTATCAGAATCATCCTCAACCTGGTTAATCAGAACAGGAACATCTATCACCAGCAATACATCCTACCCCACAGATTTAAAAGCGACATAGAAGATCACCCTGAAATTCAGGCCCGGTGTTACGAAGATTCAGAGATGCAAGTCAGGGTATTGAATGAAAAAAAAGAGGAAATGATTTTGCAGGAAATAAATAACTTGGAGGAATCATTCGGGACTTTCTTTTACAAAGGATTGGTTGACTTGGTAAACGAACAGAACGGCATGAGAAAGGCGGCAAGGGTAACCGGGATTCCCGTTAGCACCATAAGCAGGGGTATAAAGAAAGTCAGGGAACATATCAATAAAAAAGTATCATGACATCAATTATTTTAGTTGCCTGTTTAGCTTTTGTTTTGGTAAAGGTGGTTGGAATCAGCACACTCTCAAAGTGGGTGGCCCGCAAGCCGTTCACTTGTGAGGTGTGTATGGCCGGGTGGCTGGCAGTTCCGTATTGCTGGCATGAGTGGTACACCCCGCTTTACATGGCTGGGGCTATGGTTGTGACGATAATCATAACAGGCTTTTTAAAGAAACTATGAAGATATTAGCCATCTACGACAATTCAGGGCCAAAGTATCACCGCATACTTTTACCGCTGTCACTAATGCCCGATGTGGAGTTTTCGTTTGCCAGAGAACTATCTGAGGAAAATACCAAAGTGGATATTGTTTTTGTGAACAGGCTGGTAGGCAACACTTCCTTACAGACGGTTTGTGACCTCAGGGAAAAGAACGGGTTTAAACTGATTGTTGACTTTGATGATCATTGGCGGCTTGACCCTTCACATACCCTTTACGACCTGTACCAAAAAACCCATGCAACGGAGTTGATGGAGCTTTACATAAAAGAGGCTGATTGCGTAACTGTAACCCATGAGAGGTTATTTCACGAAGTGTTCCCGTTCAATCAAAACGTACATATCCTGCCAAACGCTATCCCCTTCTTTGGGCAGTTCACCTACAAAAAAACAGAATCAGAAAGGACAAGATTATTTTGGGCTGGTTCCTCAACACACATAAAGGATATTGAATTGCTAAGGAATCCCATCAGGAAGATAAAGGATTTACCCGTTGAAATGGTGTTGGGTGGGTACGGCCCGAACGATGCTTATAAGCGGATGGCTTCGGCATTTACAAACGGGGGTTCGATGTCAAACAAACTACTGGAGGCTTTGCCGGTTGAGCAATACTATGCCATGTATTCAGAATGTGACATATCACTAACCCCGTTGCTCGATACGAGTTTTAACCAGTACAAAAGCAACCTGAAGATATTGGAGGCGGCTAATATTGCTGCCCCGGTGATAGTAAGCAATGTTCACCCCTACAAGGATATGGAATATGTGAACTATGTAAACAGCCAGTCCGATTGGGTGAAGCATATCAGGCGGCTGGTAAACAATCCAGGTGAGGCTTTATTTCAGGGGGAAAGGTTAAGGGAATATTGCCGGGAACGGTTTAACTTTGAGAAGATAAACACAGAACGCAAACAGATATTTGATGCAACAGTCAAACATTGATAAGCTCGAAAAGTACAGGTTTGTTTTAAATAACAGGTCATTCACTCCCGGCGGCGGGTACGATCTGAACGAAGTCCTCGAAGTTATCCGGGCTGAGTTTAATCCGAATTACCATGTCAATATGTACTGTGATAGTTGCAAGATGGAAATGGTGAGGTATGCTTTTAATGAAATGGATAAACGATTGAAACAATGAGTCTAATTGCTATGGCCGTACACGATACGGAAGATAACGGCAGAACCAGCTACACCGATAAGACAATCGAATCTTTGCTTAAAACGGTTGACTTTGATAAGCACCGTCTTTTTGTTATTGACAATAACTCCTGTCGGGCTACTAAGGATTTATATGAAAGGCTGGTAACTTATTGGGCTTTAAATAAGTTCCCTTTCTCTCACCTGAATATCATTTACAACACCGAAAATATAGGCACTGCCAAAGCCATAAACTTAGCCTGGAAGCAACGCAAACCGGGGGAGCATTGTGTTAAGATTGATAACGATGTGGTCATTCATTCAAAAGGATGGGTTGAGGAAATGGAGGAAGCTATTGAACGGGAACCGATACTTGGTCAGGTGGGGCTAAAACGTAAAGACTGCTGGGAGTTCCCGGAGCATGAGAATAAAGAACACCGCAGCAAGTTGATAATGCTGCCTCATATTGCAGGTCAGAGATGGATAGTAGTTGAGCAGTCTAAACATATTATCGGAACTTGTGTAATGCACTCAGCCGCTTTGATTGATAAGATAGGCTACCTGTATCAGCCGGGGCTCTATGGCTATGATGATGTGCTGATGTCTTGGCGGTCAAACCTTGCCGGGTTTGCCTGTGTGTTCCTGCCTCACATAAACATTGACCATATTGATACGGGCGGTACTGAGTATCAGGGTTGGAAGGAAAGGCACTCAGGGCAGTACACAAAGCAGGTGAGTGATATTGTTGACGAATATATCTCAGGGGCAAAATCTTTGTATTATGAGCCTTAAAGTAATAACCACCACTTCAATAAGGGAGAACTGCCAGCAGCTTGAAAGATCGTTAATACATTTCGGGTACGATTATCACATCATAGAACATCAGTGGGGCGGCTTTCTCAGCAAGCTGCATGAAACCTACAAGTATTTAAAGTCGCTTGAAGGTTATACTCATTTTCTTTATACCGATGCCTGGGATAGTTTTGCCGTCAAAAAGATTACTGAAGTTCCTGACGGTCTTACCTTTTCAGCAGAACGAGCCTGCTATCCTCATCCTGAGAAAGAAGTGTTATATCCTAAGCATGACAGCCCTTGGCATTTTGTAAACGGTGGTGGTTTCTGTGGTGAGATAAAAGCCTTTATTGAGATGTACGAATCCTGTCCACCGATAAATGAAATGAATGACCAAGTGTACCTGACGGATAGATTTTTAGCCGGTGTTGGAAGGTTAGACTATGACTGTGAGATATTTCAGACAGTCGCATTTTGCCCACCATCTGATTTTGAAGTAAGCGGTAAAAGCATATTGAATACGGTCACCGGCTTTTGTCCGGCTTTCTTTCATGGCAACGGCCACACGCCTATAAACTGGATTTATGATCTCATATAAATTTACAAACGATTCAGACAGGACCACCGTTATTGACAAGGTCAAACACCTGAAAAATATTGATATTGGCGGGGCTACCTCTATTGTGGATGGCTACCTGACGGCCATAGTAGATTTCAATAAACCCAAAGCAAAAGCAAAAGAGTTCTTTCAGGGTAACATCAATAATCCTTTAGTTTGGTCACAGGTCAGCAGGTATGTGAAAGACTACGGTAAATTTGACTTTGCCATCTGCACACACACGTTGGAGGATATTTGTAACCCTTCTTTTGTGTGTTCTCAGATTGAAAGTATTGCAAAGGCGGGGTTTATTGTCGTACCTTCAAAGTATATTGAACTGTCAAGGCTCGGCAATCATTTCAGGGGATTTATTCACCACCGTTGGATATTTGATATTGTTGACGGTGTTTTTACCGGGTTCCCAAAACTTAACCTGATTGAACACCCCCGGTTTGATGCTGTGAAAGGAATAGAATCCGAATTGCAGATATGGTGGGAGGGAGAGATAGGGCTTCAGATAATCAATAATGATTTTTTAGGCCCGGACGATGAATCAGTACAATCGTACTACAATAAGCTGTTATGAATATACACGATGCCAAAGGTTACTGGCGGGACACTCCTGAGGGCCACACAAAGATTAATGAGGAGTTTACCCGGCTGGTAAACGAAGATTCAGAATTAAGACTTTACCGGGATTGGATCGAGCAGCGAATATTCGGGTTCGGTGAACGGTCTTTTTTGTGGATGTGGAAATTGCTGGTAGATGAAATGCCGCCATCGTTTAAGTTTTTAGAGATAGGCGTATTCAGAGGGCAGATAATTGGTTTGGTTTCCTTGCTAACAAACAGAACTGGCAGGGAATCAGTAATAAGAGGGGTTACCCCCCTTGACAGTACGGACGGGCATTGGGAAAGTGATTACGCTGCCGATATAAAACTATTGCATTTATCCTGGGGATTAAAACAGCCCGAAATTATCAAAGGATTATCAACCTCACCTGATGCCATCAGCAAGGCTAATGATATGTACGATATGGTTTATATTGATGGCGGTCATAGTTACGAAGTGGTACAACAGGATATTAAGAACTATTCGCCAATGGTAAAGAGTGGTGGCTTTTTGGTGATTGATGATTGCTGCAATAAGTACAATCTTCCTGCAGGTTACTTCAAAGGGATTGAATCAGTGAGTAAAGCAGTTGACGAAGTGCTGCCGAATGAGCATTTTAAAGAGTTGTTCTCAGTCGTACATAACCGGGTGTTCAAAAAAGTATGAGTAAAATAAGCTACACAAGGCCGCCAATATCTGATTACCAGCGTAAGATAATAGATTCTCCCGCCAGGTTCACCGTCACCGAGGCGGCGACAAAAACCGGTAAAACAGCTTCACATATCATTTGGTTGAACGAGCAGCCACTTGCGTTAAACTTAAAAGAGGGTCAATCTGTTTGGTGGGTGGCCCCTGTTTATGTTCAGGCAGAAATTGCATTTAACAGGCTAAAGTCACAGATCACAGATAGGAATTATTTTAAAGTAAACGAAACAAAACTAACTTTAACCCTGCCAACGGGGGCGAAGATTCAGTTTAAGTCAGCCGAAAAGCCGGACAATCTTTATGGTGATGATGTGTACGCTGCCGTCTTTGATGAATTTACCCGTGCAAGAGAGGAATCCTGGCACGCCTTACGATCTACATTAACCGCAACAAGGGGTAAGTGTAAGTTTATCGGGAACGTAAAGGGTAAAAAGAATTGGGGTTACCGGATGGCTCAACGAGCCAAAGCAGGGGAAGAAGAATATGAATATTTTAAAATAACCGCCTATGATGCCGCAGCCGCAGGATTCATCGAACTCAAAGAAATCGAACAAGCGAAAAGGGATTTGCCGGAATCGGTGTTCAGGGAGTTATACCTCGCTGAAGCCTCAGAAGATGGCTCGAATCCGTTTGGTTTTCAGCACATCAAAAGATGTATCTATCCCATCAGTACGCTGCCTGCCGTGTGTTACGGAATTGATCTTGCCAAGTCAACTGACTACACAGTTATCATAGGATTAGATTCTTTTGGCTCTGTTTGCTATTTTGACCGGTTTCAAAAGGATTGGCGGCAGACCATTCAATCAATCCTGTTATTACCACCGGCACCGATAAATATAGATTCAACCGGGGTGGGTGATCCTATCACCGAGGAAGTGCAATCTTCCCGGCCAAACGTCACCGGGTTTAAATTTAACCCTACAAGTAAACAGCAGATAATGGAGGGGCTGGCAATGGCTATACAAAACAAAAAAATAGCTTTCCCTGAGGGTGTCATCACTTCAGAACTGGAAAACTTTGAATTTGAATACACCCGGACGGGGGTAAGATATTCAGCACCACAAGGCTTGCACGATGATACTACTTGCGCCTTAGCCCTTGCATGGGCAATACACAGGTCAGCGACACAGCAGGGCAATTACTCCTGGGCGTAGAAACAATAAGCCATACTTGCCATATTAAAGTATGGAAACATTCAACAGCCTCACAGTCTGGCAATATCAGGAACTTTACCGCATAGCCAAATCCGATATGGACGGCTTGGATAAAATGACAGAATCCGTTGCGGTTTTAATTGGAAAGACAAACCGGGATATTGAAGATATGCCCCTGCCTGAGTTTAACAGGCTTTCAGCCGAAATCTCAAAAATATTTGAATCTGCAAAACTCGAAGCTGACCCCAAAAGGATTATAGACACCGGAACCCGTAAGTACGGTATAACCTACGAACCTAAGAATTTAAGGGCGGGGCAATATATCGAAGTGCAGGAGTTTGGAAAAGGGGATATAATCGAGAACCTTCACCTGATAATGGCCTCAATATCTTACCCGGTAAAGAAAAACTTTTGGGGGCGATGGGTTGCTGGTAAGAACGACAGCAGCAGGCATGAGATAGTAGCCAATGATATGCTGAGTGCAAAGTTTATTGATGTCTATTCGGCTTGTGTTTTTTTTTGTCATCTCTTAAAAAATTCGATAGCCGGTTTGGAGAGTTACCTGGAGAAGCGGATGAAACAGGAGGGGTTGAACAAGAACCTGACGAAGTTATTAATGATGGATTTAGCCGCCGCTTTGGATGGTTTTATTCCGCCGCTGAAGTCGCAGAATACGAAAGGATCACTTTGGAGCAGGCGTACAATTTAGGGGTAGTTCAATTTTTAAATGATATGATTTATTTAAGAGCATTGGGCGAACACAGGTTAGAACAAAGTAAAAAATATGCCGGGAATACCAACGGGTAATAAACAATTGCAGCTTGCGAGGCTTGACCTTGAAGGTACTACCGACAGGGGGGATAGTATTCAGTTAAGCAATACTGCAAGGGTGTTGGTAGATATGGCGGCCTATCTGATTAGTGAGGCTCAGAACAACCTCAATAACGATGGAACAAATACCACCGGGGATTTGGAGAGCAGTATGTCAATATCTGATTTGGATATTTCAGGGCAGAGAATGAGTGTTGATGTGTTGATATTGGACCGGTACAAGTTTATCAATGATGGGGTGAAAGGTGTTGAGGGCGGTACGGGTAAATATCAGTTCAAAACAATCCGGCCAACGGTAGAAATGGTACGGAGTATTAAAAGCTGGTTAAGAAAAAGAGGCGCAAGAGCAACGAAGTACAAAGCAATCAGCAGGACGGAGAGGAAGGACAAGCGGATAAAAAAGATGAAAACAGAGGCAGAAAGCCAGACCTCTCTTGCCTGGGCGGTGGCAACATCGGTAAAGAAAAAAGGGATAAAGCCTACAAAGTTTTTCACTAAGGCGGTGAGAGCTACTGAGAAAAAGTTCAGGGAAGAAATGGCAAAGGGTATAAAATTAGACATCATTGAAAGTTTTAAATAATGGCAATCGTAATAAATACATCCCCGGCGAATACAGTATCGGTCAACAATGAAATGCTGTTTGTAGTTTATGAAGCGACAAAAGCAGTTGACCCGGTAACCTACCCCGATTATTCCTATGTGTGTGATGTTTATGTTTCAAGTACATTGGTGGGGCGTATTATTTCCCGTCCGGATCCGGAATATAACCGGGGTATATTCGATGTGGCACCAATACTCAGGTCGTATGTGACCTATGGACTGGACGCCTCGGCTGATGTAGTTGATTACACGGCTAAGGTAGCTTACCAGTTAAAATTTGGTGAGCAGTACGATGGAACGCTTTACACTAATTTATTGGTTGATAGCTCTGACAGGGAGGCGTATAAGACCTATGCCCCTAAACCGTTTACTTCAACATCGGTACTATCCAACGGGCTTGTATCAAATATGCCATCAACTGTAAACTATCACAGAACGCAACTTTATCACCTGATACCGATATTCTCAAATGTGACGGGGATCACTGATTTGGTGGTTACGTTCAAAGATTCAGGCGGCTCAACTATTTCCACAGATACGACTTCAAACGCCGGTTATGTGGCGAAAATGATACGGCAGATAAACATAGGCGAACAGGCTTTAGATATTCCTTCAACCGCTGAATATTCTTTGGTGACCGGTGCCGGTGTTTCGTTAAGGGTGAATTATCTATGTGATGGGAAGTACACCCCATACACTTTAGTATGGCTTAATCCTTTCGGGGCTTACGAATCGCAGTCGTTTGGTATGGTCAGCAAAAAGGTTATTGAACTGGAGAAAAAAGACTTTAGCCAGTTGGATTATCGTATCAATGCAAGCGGGGAGGTGAGTTACCAGGCGAATAATGTTTTTTACGGAGGTAAACGGGGATATGCTGCAAGGGTGAAGGTGAAGCTAAACCTTACAAGTCATTTGATTAATGCAAGTGAGTACGCTTGGCTTGCTGACCTGTTTATTTCCCCTGATGTTTATTTGTACGATACAGAAACGTCAAAGTTTATCCCGGTAACGATCGGAAGGAATAATTACGAATACAGGACATACGCAAACAGCAGGCTAACGCCTTTGCAATTTGAGGTAGAATTTTCAACAACGTATAACAGTCAGTTCCTATGATAACGGAAGTATTTATAGAGAATAAAAGGCTTGACATAACTCAGGAGCTTGACTATCTCATTACCTATGCGGTTGATGATATAAAAGACTTTGAGCATAAGCAAAGCAATTTCAGCAAGACTATTATTCTGCCGGGTACAGCAAATAACAATAAACTGTTCGGGCATATTTTCGATGCAAGGATTTCAAACTCTTATGATAGTACAGAGGACAATGTGAGTACGAACTTTAACGCCTCGGTAGCTGCTGACTGCCTGATATTTCAAAACAGGTTGCAGGTGTTTAAAGGCACACTCAGAATATTGGAGATCGTAATAAGGGAGGGGCAAATAGAATATGAAGTTGCCGTTTTTGGTGAGCTGGGCTCTTTGGTTGGTGAGTTAGGTTCTGGCAAACTTGAAGATTTGGACTTCTCTTTATACGACCATGTTTGGAACGGTTCAAATATTACCGGGTCATGGGAGAATGTTACGGGTGGCGGTTATTATTACCCCCTGATTGATTACGGAACTACATCGGTTGCAAAGGTTGATTACGACATCAGGACTTTCAGGCCAGCGTTGTTTGTACGGGAGTATATTGACAAGATGCTGACTGATGCGGGTTACACCTGGGAAAGCGACTTAATGAATACGCAAAGGTTTAAGAATCTCATTGTCCCGAACAATCAAAAGTCTTTGCAGATAGTCACCAACAGGTTATTAGAGGCGGTTGATGTCAGCACTCAGACAATCATACAAAATGCGGTTGATGATGAAGCACCTATACCCACTGCGTTAAATACATTGACAGGCAACTTTACTTATTCCGGTGGTGTGTTTACTTATACCGGGGCCGATACAAGACAGTTCAGATTGGAAGCGACTATAAACGGGGATTACTACTCAACTATTGAAAGCATCCAGTTAGGCATAAAGAAAAACGGGGTTCAGGTTTATACGCAAGTACCGTTCTTGCCGCCTACGTTTGGCACTACGAATACTAACTACACATCTACATTTCCATCCGTTTATTTATCACTTGCAACGGGTGACACTATTGAACTGTTTGCGAAGGTTGCCAATAACGTAGGGTCATATCGTTGCAGAACTACGTTTGTTAATTTCGGGGCTTATCTGGCCATCCCTACCTATGTAGATGCAACGGTGGGGGGAACGCTGACGATGAATGACCTGATACCTAAAAACATACTCAAAAAGGATTTTCTCAGCAGCGTAATAAAGCTGTTCAATCTTTATGTGTATGAGGACAGGCTGATACAAAAAAAGCTACTAATAAAGCCGTATGTTGATTTCTACGATTTGAATGTTTCGGGGGTGACTGACTGGACTTACAAGGTTGACAGGTCGAGGGACATAAGGTTAAAGCCAATGAGTGAACTCAACAGCAGGATTTACAACTTTAATTTTAAGGCTGACAACGATTACTATAACGAACTGTATCGTAAAACGTATAACCAAGAGTACGGGAATTATAAATACGATTCCGGCTATGAGTTTGCAAATGATACCACAAACATAGATTTGATTTTCTCCCCCTCTGTCCTTGTGGGTTATGCAGGTGTTGACAAGATTGTTACGGCAATGTATAAGAAAAATGCCGGGGTAGAGGAAACATTTGCAACCAATATCAGGATTTTACAGGCTAAGAAAGTAACAGGTGTTGCATCCTGGAAGATAAAGAACGGGGTAAGTGATTTGATCACCGGGCTTACGGTGTACGGTTATGGTGGGCATTATGATGATCCAGATGCCCCGGCAAACGATATTCATTTTGGCGTTCCGGCTGAGTTATATTTTACGCTGGTAACGGGGGCGGTTAATGTGACACAGTTCAATGTTTATTGGTCACCTTATATGGCAGAGATTACCGATAAGGACAGCAAGCTGTTGACCTGTTATATGAAGCTGACAAACTCAGATATTTTCAATCTGAATTTTGGCACTATAATTTATGTTGACGGGTCGTACTGGCGGCTGAATAAGATTGAAGATTACAATGCAAACAGTGATGATGTGTGTAAAGTCGAATTATTAAAAGTTATAAACCTATTGTATTAATGGCAACGAGAACACCCTTGTATTTAGATTTTACTTCGGGAGAGGTAAAAGAACTTGACGAAGATGATTCTATTGACATGAACCCGACCAAAATAACCGGCGATTTTACCGGCGAGGGAGGGAAGTTTTTAATGGCCTCTTTAACAGAGGATTCGCTTGAATTTGCCACTGTATCAGGTGGTAGCGGGTTGGCTCAATATCAAGTAAGACGATTAATAAGAAGATAATATGAAACTAACAACAACAAATGATAAACTGCAAGTAGTTTTAGGTAGTGCAGTCACTACTAATCAGCTACAATGTTTAACAACTTATAAGGTTTATACAGCTACCACAACGGTAGATGGAAAACTTGCGGTTAACACTAATAGTACAACGGATGTGGATTTAGCCGGGCCACCTTCATCAGGTGAAACGTATGACATCCAAAACATCAATATCTATAATAACGATACGGTTGCTGCAACGGTTACGATTAAGTTAGATGTAAGCGGAACAGAAACCATACTTTATAAGGGTGTGGTTGGTGTTGGTGATGTGATAAGTTGGACTGGTGAAGGGGGATGGAAAAATACAAGTAATAACGTAACACCGTTACTAAATAATAAGTATGTTATAAGCGGTGCGTTATATGAGACATTTGACAGAAATTTATGCGATGAAGTTAATACTTCATTGCTTTCATCGGGTCGTTTAAGTTTACAGGCTATTTGGTTGCCAGCAGGTGTAACAATTTCATCAATATCATTTTGGAGTGCAACAACAGCAGCAGGAACTCCAACCAATCAGTTGTTCGGGTTATTTGATAACAACTTGAATTTATTAAGGTCAAGTAATAACGATACAACAACAGCATGGGCAGCTAATAGTAAAAAGACACTTTCACTAACAAGTTCTTTCATTACTACATATTCAGGTATTCATTATCTGGGTATAATGGTTACAGCCACCACAGTACCAACAATAAAAGGAAATACAGCAAAGACAAATGGAGCATTAAATGCAGCCGCCCCTTCAATGGGTGGTACTTCAAACACTGGATTAACGACAGCATTACCAGCAACGGCAAATGCGCCGGGTACAGTAACTACTTCATTTTGGGGGTGTGTAAGTTAGGGGGTTAAAAACATAAATATTTAGATATGGCAGATGTTATAATAGGGGCGAAACTCCAGGTAGATAGCGGCGATGCGAATAATTCGGTTCGCAACTTTAAGAAAGAGCTGAAAGATGCTCAGGCTGAAGTTGTGGCGTTAACGGATAAATTCGGTGCCACTTCCGAGCAGGCAAGGGCGGCAGCAAAAAGGGCGGCAGAGCTGACAGATGCTATTGGCGATGCAAAGCAGTTAACGGATAGTTTTAATCCTGACCAAAAGTTTAAAGCATTGGGCGCATCGTTAAACGGTGTTCTCGGTGGGTTTACAGCTTTGACAGGGGCTATGGGTTTGCTCGGTGTAGAGAGTGAAGATGTGCAAAAGCAGTTGTTAAAAGTTCAATCAGCCTTAGCCTTGTCACAGGGGTTGAATCAGATAGGCGAATCAATCCAGTCTTTCAAAACTCTTGGTGCTACAATTGTTCAAACGCTTGGTAAAAGTGGTGCTATTGGGTTGGCTATTGCCGGGGTAACGGCTTTAGGCTTGGCAATATCAGGAATCTTCAACAAGCGGCAAAGGGATGATGTAAAGGCGTACAACGAAACATTAAAAGATTATTACAAGGCGGCAACACAGGCAAGGCAGACGGTAACTGAGGTAAAGATAGCTTTTGAACAGGCCAGGGCCGGTGTGATACGAAAAGACCAAGCTTTAAAAATTTACAATGAAACGCTTGGAGATTCCCTCGGCACGACAAACGACATCAACGAAGCGGAAAGGATTACCACAGAAAAGGCAGACGATTACATAAAAGTTACTGCCTTAAAAGCTCAGGCCAATGCTTTATTTGCTAAGGCGGCAGATCAGGCGGCTGATGCTTTGATAGCACAGGACGAACTTTTAAAAAAGGGGCCGGTAAATATTTTAGGTGTCAACTTAACGGATAAGGCAAACGCTGCACTCGAACAGGCAAAAAAGGGAGCAGCGGATATTCAAAAGTTAGGCGAGGACTTGCTAAGGCAGGCCGGGGAATTGTCAAAAAAGACCGGGATAAATATTGGCGGTGGTACAGCCGGGTCAGCAGGTGGCCGGAATAGTCAAGCCGTCAAAGAGCAGAAGGAAGAAACTGAGGAAATATTGTTGAACTGGAGTATAAGGAAAGACAATGTTTTACTCAGGCAGCAGGAGTTATCTGAAAGCCTCAAAAAGAACCGTCAGGAGTTGGTTGACTTTGGCAGGACAATAGAGCAGCAGGAATTTGATGAAAAGATAAAACTGTTAGACCTCGAACTGGATATTGAAGAAAATGCCACTAAGCGTAAAATTGAATTGGCTGAGGAAGAAAGAAGGGCAAAGGTTACGGCAGCTCAATCTATTGGAAACGCTTTAGGGGCTTTGTCTGATTTGGTAGGAAAGGAAACGGCGGCGGGTAAGGTGTTGGGCATAGCTCAGGCAACTATAAACACTTTCATAGGTGCTACCGAAGTGTTGAGGGCTAAGTCTGTTTTGCCTGAGCCGTTTGGTACGATTTCAAAGATTGCTAATGTGGCGGCTATTATTGCAACGGGATTGGCGGCGGTAAAGAATATAGTAAAAACTCCTGTTCCGGGTTCTTATAGTGGGGGCGGGGGGAATGTACCAACGACTTCACAGGTTACACCATTGCAGCCGCAGATACAGAATACCAATACGCTGCTTAATCAGAATCAGTTAAATCAGATCGGCAATGCAACTGTGAGGGCTTTTGTGGTTGAGTCTGATGTAACGAATAATCAGGAGAGAATAAGGAGGCTGAACCGGGCGAGTCGCATCTAAGAAGCATACTTCCATTTATACCCAAATGCTAAATTTCTCCTACCGTTGCATACTGATGCTATGTTCCCGGTATTTGGCTTATTAAATTCAATACCTGCATCTCTGACACACTCAAACCTTTTTATTTCTATTTCTGTTTTAGGGTTAATCATAATTACAGGTCTATACAGGGTTCCTATGAAAGTAAACTATCATGCCATAAAGATAATACTTCTTAAACGCAACACCTGACGGATATTGCCATATCCTTTCATGAAGTTACCCGTTTTTGAGCTTGTAATAAACCCGGACGAATCTTCAGATGCTGAGGTTTCATTTGTGGCATTGGTTGACAAACCAGCGATTGAAAAGAACTTTTTAGCTTTTAACGCTATCCCTTTACAGTTTGCGGTTAATGAGGAGAAAAGAATTATCTCCGGCCCTGCTATGGTGGCCGAATCCCTTATTTACAGACGGGACGAACAAGGCGAATACAATGTTTTCTTTTCAGCAGCAACGATAAAAGAGATTGCTTTAAAGTTTTTCAAAAAAGACTATCAAAAGAATCTCAACCTTTTCCACGATCCATCCCTGCCATTGAACGGGGTAACGATTTTTGAATCCTTTATTTCTGATAAAGAAAGGGGCATACAGCCGATGAAAGGCTTTGAAGATTTGCCTGACGGTTCCTGGTTTATTTCTGCCAAAGTTGAGAATGATGAAGTGTGGGCTAAAATCAAATCAGGTGAAGTAAAAGGGTTTTCAGTAGAGGGTATATTCTCCTATGTTAAGAAGCAAAAGACAATGGAGGAGCAGATAGCGGAACTTTTAAATGCAACACTTCCCCAAAACAGCCATTTTAATAAAAGCGGCTTTATGAATGAAGTGCAAAAATTAGTTTCAGCCTTTAGGCAAAAATTTTTCGGGCCAGAGGTTCCTCCGGCGGCTCCAGCCCCTGCACCTGCTCCGGCTCAACCTTTGAATACGGATTACCAGTTGAAAGACGGTACTCCTGTTTCTATTTCTGAGTTGGCTGAGGGTGGTGTGGTTTTGGTTGGTGAAGCACCTGCTCCGGCGGGTGAGCATGAACTGGCTGACGGCACTAAATTAACAGTTGGGGAAGGTGGGGTTATTACCTCAGTTACCCCGGCAGTAGCCGCAGCAGCACCGGCAGCTCCAACGGATTACTCAAAAGAGTTTTCTACGATCAACGAAAAATTCGCAGGTTATGAGCAAAAGTTTGCAGCCTACGAAGAAAAGTTTAAGCAGCAGGAGGAGGCTATTCAGCGGGCAATGGCTATGAATGAGAAACTCTTTGCAGTAGTTGAGAAGCTGGCAGAAATGCCAACGGCTGACCCGGTGACAACAAATAATTCATTTTCCTCTGCTAAGGAAACAACAAAAGCGGAAAAGCTGAAAGCCTTAGCAGAAGGATTAAAAAATCTTAAAAACAAATAAAAATGGCATTTACCGTATCAAGTTTAACGGCGTACGTTAACGAACAATCAACCGAATTGCTGACCGCTTTACAGTTTGAAGCTGAAACAGCGAGTTTTGCAAATGTGCAGACAGGGATTAAAAGCTCTGCGGCCTTACAACTGTTGGCGAACAGCCCTGTACCACAGGACGGCAGCTCTTGCGGTTTTAATGCCTCAGGAGATACCACGTTCACGCAAAGAACATTGTCTACTTCTGCCATCAAGTACCAGGACACTCTTTGCCCCCGTACATTGGAGGCTAAGTGGACGCAAATAATGCTGAAGAAAGGCCAGAACTACGATGAGAGTTTTGCCCCTGAAATCATGCGGGCAATCCTCGATGATGTGATGAAGCAGATCAAACGCAGACAGGAAACTGCAGACTGGCAGGGTGATACAACAAACGTATCTTCTTATCTGAACCGTTATGACGGTCTGATCAAAATAATTGCAGCAGCTACCACAGGTGGTACGGCCACAGCAGTAGCCGGCCCGGTGACAACTTCCAATGTTCGTACAATCGTTTCAAACATCGTTTCGAAGATCGGTACAGTATCTACGCTGGTAGGTAACCCGGATGTAAAAATCTTTATGGGTTACGACATTGCGGAACTGTATCGTCAGAAAATATTTGCTGATAACCTGTACCATGTAAACGGTCAGGGCGGTCAAAAGGGAATGATGGCTGAGGGTTCTGTACACGAGATCGTTCCGGTGCATGGTCTGGATGGCCTGGGAGCAACTTCAGGCGCTGCAAATCCTTTCATCTTTGCCCTCGATCCTACAAGGAACTTGTACCTGGGTGTTGATATGGAAGGTGAGGACGAAGAAAGCAAGGTGTGGTACTCTCAGGACGATGATAACGTGAAGTATTCATTCAGGTTCCGCAGAGGATGGCAGGTTGCATATCCTTCAGAGATCATCGAGTACGCAAACAGTTAATTAACCGGGGGCCTCAAAACCCCCTTTAAATATTTATCATGGCTTGTGCTTTAACAGCGGGTTATAGTTTAGATTGCCGGGATTCGGCAGGCGGGCTAAAATCCGTTTACTTTATTGAGATTGATAACGTAACCGGGGTAGTACATTCTTCTGGCACCGTAACAGCCATTTCAAAAGCTAATAACAAACGGTTTTGGAAGTATAACCTGAAAAGAGGTACATCAAGTGCTGTGGAGGCTTATAATGACAGTTCAGAAAATGGTACTTCATTCCATACTCAAACTGTCACAATCATCTTAAATAAGATGCAGGCGGCTACCCGTAACGAAATAGCTCTATTGGCTCAGAACAGGCTTGTCGCAGTTTTGGAAGATCGGAACGGAAAATATTGGTTGTACGGTAAAGAGAACGGACTTGAAAGAAATGGCGGGCAGGCTGGAACGGGAACGGCAATGGGAGATCGGAATGGCTATGAATTGATTTTTACAGGTGAAGAAAAAGACTCAGCACTCGAAGTGAGTTCAAGTGTAATTACGACCCTGGAAACGCCATAATGCTGGATGTAAGTAGAATAAATAACCCCCTTTTTAGGGGGTTTTTCATTTGCAACAAAAAGCCAAGATTGCCATATAGTTGTATGATTGTGTTGACTATTAATGAAACAAGTGAAAGCTTTGTAGTAACGCTGAATGAAAAAAGGACACTTACATCAGGGTATTACCTCTTTGTTTTCACCAACATAACAACAAAGGCGGTCAAGACAAAGATTTACAATTTTACGGAAGATAACAGCAGCTACCCGGATCGATTCAACCAGTTTGACATAAACACATCAGTAGTTTTTTCAGGGGCAGATACGGGGGAATGGCTTTATAATGTGTACGAGCAGGCCAGTTCAAGCAATACAGATGTGACCGGACTTACTGAAGTTGAGAGGGGGCTATTGAAACTAAACGCAGCAACGGAATTTGAATTTGAAAAATACAATGAGTCAACAAGCTACAAGCAATACACCGGCTGATAATATCATCTTCTTGGGGTTTGCAGACAATAAAGTACCGGAGTTTAAAGAGGTAAGCTCAAAAGAGTATATCCTTTTTGGGGAGGACAATAAATTTCCTCAGCATCTTCTTAACCTTTACAATAAGTCGAGCAATCACAATGCTATTGTAAACGGCAAAACGACTTACATTATGGGTAAGGGTTTCCCTACAAACCCGATAGTTAACCGCAACAAAGAAACGATCAACAAGGTATTCCGTAAATTTTGTACAGATATTGAATTATTCGGCGGGGGTAGGTTTCAGTGTATATGGAAGATGGGCGGCGGTTTAGAGATAAGCCATATTCCTTTTCAGTGTTTACGGGTGGCCAAAGATGCCAAAGGCTATTGGTATAAAAAAGACTGGACGAAGATGGATAGCCGGGACGATAAAAAAGTATTCATTCCGGCTTTTGACCCTGAAGATAAAAAGGGTGTTCAGATTTTCGCCTACGATGAATACAGGCCCGGATGCGATAAATATCCCTTACCAGGTTATTTTGGAGCATTGAACGATATTGAGACAGATGTAGAGATTTCTATTTACAATCTGTCTGTGATGAAGAACGGTCAGTTTTCCGGTAAAATGGTTTCTTTTTTTAACGGGGTTCCGACTGAGGAAGCCAAAAGGAAATTAGAGAAAAGGTGGGAAGATAAGTTTAACGGGTCGGGCAATGCGGGCCGTACTATGTTAGCCTTTAATAACGGAACGGACAAAGAGCCTGTTATCAGCGACCTTTCCACAACCGATTTGGATAAGCTGTTTGAGCAGTTAAATAAAACGGTCCAGTCTGAGATATTTTCCGGCCACCAGGTTACTTCACCGATGCTCTTTGGAGTTAAGGAACCGGGGCAATTAGGCGGCAGGAGTGAGATACAGGATTCATACGAGATATTTAAAAACACCTATGTAAATGATAAGCAGATGGCAATCGAGGAAGTGCAGGCTTTCTTTGCCCCGCTTATAGGAACTAAACCCGAAAAACTTATCCCGGTTGAGCCATTAACAACAATGGTCAACCCGGTAGATTTTAAAGAGATTTTACCGGCAGATTGGGTACTGGAAAAATTGGGTATTGACAAGGCGAAATATCTTCCAGATGGCGGGGTTGGTCCGTTACCGGGTCAGCCTATGTCAGTAAATGAGAACCTGAAAAACTTAACCGGCAGGCAGCATCAGCAGCTATTAAGGGTTATCCGGCAGGTGGGTAGTGGTAAAATGACAAGAGAGGCGGCAACGGTGATACTCAAAAGTTCCTTAGCCTTGTCTGATGATGAAATAAATACTTTACTCGGCGGGTCTAATTTTGATGCCGATATTTCAGAAGAAGAATATGCTGCCTTGCAGTTTGCAGAAGTGGGTTTGCCAAAAGATGATTTTATTGTGGTCAAGTCATTCAAGTTTGATTCACAAAAAGAGTTTGAATCATTTGCTGACCTGTCACAGGTTGATAGTGACATTGTAAACCTTATCGGAAAGGACAAAAGGATCACCCCTAAAATAATAGCGGAAACGCTGAAGAAAGACCCTGACTATGTGGCAAAGCGTATCAGGTCGCTGCAAGAGGCCGGTGTGTTGACCGTAACAACGTCAACTATTGGTCTTGATGTGATAGTAGAAAGGGCGATAAACCCTGAGGTAATAGACAGCAGGCCCACTCCTGATACGGTTGATGTATATGTGAAATATTCGTATGAAGTCAAACCGGGGTTAGGGCCGAGCATTATTGAAACTACCAGGCCGTTTTGTGCAAAGCTGATTGAGTTAAACCGTCTTTATACCCGTTCAGAAATAGAGAGCATTTCCCAAAGATTGGGGTATTCTGTTTTTGACAGGTCGGGCGGTTGGTGGGGATCAAAGCCACAGTGCCGCCATGAGTGGAAAAGAAACGTAGTAATTAAGAAAAGAAAAGCCAAATGAGCCAGAACGTACTATTAATATCTGTTGACATTATAAAGGATAGGACTGCTATCCATGACAATATTGATGAAAAGCTGATTTACCCTGAGATAAAGATGGCTCAGGATATGTACATTCATCCTATCCTTGGAACGGCTCTTTACGATAAAATTATAGGGGATATAAACGCAAGCGGCACCACAACGGGATATTACAAAACATTGCTCGATAATTATATTATTGATGCTTTGTTATACTATGTATTGGCCGCATTGCCACAGGCTCTATCTTTCCAGTTTTGGAATAAGGGGGTAGTTCGTAAACAAGGTGATAGCACAGAATTACCCGCATTATCTGAATTGGTTGACCTATCGAATAACTACCGTACAAAAGCAGAGTGGTATGCTGAGAGGCTTACGCTGTACTTAAAGCAGAACGCTTCATCTACCGTACTGCCTGAATATCTGCAACCGGGGGATGGTATCGATACGTTGCAGCCGGAAAATTCAGCCTTTACGATGCCGATTTATTTAGGTGATGATTGTGGTTGTCAATCTTTGGATAAAAATAATTGTAACGATGGGCAAAAATATTGGTAAAAAAACTCTTGAAAAACTTAAACAGTATTACTTTTTAAAAAATGGCACTAACGTTAAATCAGGTAGTCGCAAGATTAAAAAGCCTGGCACTAAGCCACCTTCAGATCAATAGTGTCTATTTTGGGGATGTACCTGAATTTGATGCTAATGGTGATGTGAATTATCCGGCTTGTTTTATCGAGCAAACGGCGGGAGTGCTGAATGATGAAGAACATTTACAGCGGTTTGGCTTCCGGGTTTATTTTGTTGACCGGGTGGGGGTGAGTGAAGATGCTGAGGGCAATGAGTTGGAAGTCCTGAGTGATATGACAGGGGTGGCAACTGATTTCAAGGCTATGATCAATTATAGCGGCTATCAGGATGATTGGGAGATAGACCCTGCAAGTGTGGTAACACCTGTAACGGAAAGCCTTAACGATATGGTTGCCGGGGTGTATATGGATATTCTGATAGCGGTTGATTATTTGGTAGATCGATGCCAGGTTCCGGCAGAAGATGTAACATTTGAAACTGATTTTGATATGGCAAGGACAAGGATATTAACTTATACCGGTACGGGGTCTGAGGGTTCTTCGTTTACGGTTACGGATTTGGCTGGAAAAATTGTGCTGGCAGCATATCGGGCGGGAAATTACAAGCGGGTAATAGTAACCACTCCGACAGATACGGACAAGATTAAGGTGACAGGAACGGACCTGGGAAACCGGAAAGGAATTTTGTCGAGTGATGGAACGGTGGCCTTGCAGACAGGTGATGCGTTAATGAGTGGGGAGGTACTGGATTTTATATTATGGGAATAAATTTTAACTATGAAACGGGCATTATTTTTTTTATTGTTACTGATTTCTTTTGAAGGATTTGGCCAGGTAAAACAGAAACCTCTCAGCTATGGTGTTGAATATAGCAGGGTGCAGGCTGATAGTGCTTTGCGGATTCCTACTGTTACGGTAGGGATTAAAAATGCTTATGCTGGACTTGATACAGCGCAACTTTATTACAACAAGACGGATAGCGGAGTATATGTTTATACTGGTAGCCAATGGCAAATAATTGGGGGTGGTTCTGATAAAATAGACACGGTGCAAACTTACACAGGTTTACGGGACTACACAGGATCAGCCAAAACATTGATACTTACCGATTCCCTGAGAAGCGGAACATTTTATTACACCGGCGAATCTGAAAACGGAGCCACCGTTATTGACGGATGGAGAAGGGTGTTTGATGGCATTCACTACAAACCTGAGTGGTTTGAGATTGGAGGCAAAGACATGAACGGAGCAAGTTATAACCGGCTTACTGGTACAGGTATAGGTTCGTGGGCAAAAGCCATTGCTCAAGCCTGCTTGTTGGCAGGTAAAGGGGCAGTTATTGAATATAACAAGGCTTTTGAATATCCAATTGACCGGTTAATCCCAATAAAACAAGAACAAATTCATAGTGGCGGTAGATTAAAAAGAGCTGCACCGGTCTGGACTTTGTTGTCCAATAATGAAAGCATTGGCTCAACTTCAATAGAAGTTGCAGATGCAAGCAACTTACAGGCTGGTATGATGTTTTTAATAAAAGGAGCTGGTACAGATGGCAGTCACGGCGACAATTCAAATGGAACTACGGGAACTGAATGGCATGAAATATTATCTATAAGCGGCAACACATTAACCATATCCGGCAGTGTGTACCGTATTGAAAAGGCGATGCTGGCCGGTGATACGCTGATAACAGTTGCTCCATTGTTGTATCGACAGAATTCTATTCTTGGGGCAAGTGATAGCGATTACATAGTTATCTGCCGTGATATGACTTTCGATGGCAACTACTCCCAGAACAATAAATTTATCGACTATCAGCAACCCGCCACTATTGAAATGTTTGGCGGTTATGTAATTGCTGATAACTGTACATTCAAAAATATTCCGGGAGAAAATATCTACACCACCGGCGGGTATGTTACCAACTGTGTGGCTAATAATTTACAGGGCTCATTTGCACACGGCACTAATAACCTGCAAACAATCGACAGTCTTTACCAGGAGTTTGTAGTGGTCAATCTTAAAGCCGATTCGGTGGGGCTTGGCACTGCCGAATTGCAAGGGCACAGTGAAAGCATACTGTGGGTCAATTCAACAAAAACAGCTAACAGCAAATGGATTGACTGCATTGTTAGCAACAGCGGCATGGCCGGTCGTGGCAAAGCATTATGGAGTGGCAATGCAGATGATGGCATTGTTCAAGTTATTCGGGGCACTTATAAAAAAGCAAGGGGCATTATGGATCTGTCGGGCTGCGACAGCACTACCGCCAAAGGCAGCAGGGTATTGATACAGGATGCTAAATTCAACAACTGCGGCTGGCTGCAAATAACAGGGTCGGGAAATGAAACCCGAAGGGATAACGGGCTGAAAGATGTGGGTATTTACCGCAATACATTCATTAATACAAGGGCTTATTTTGATGGCATAGCCGGGCTTGATGTTATCGGTAATAAATTTTACTCAGACAGCAGCACCAATATTTTTAATGACACAAGAGCCAGCGGTACCGGCACATCCAGTACGTTTTTGGGCACCGGCCAGCAGACTATGCTGTTAATTTCCGCCTATACAGACAGAGTTAATTTCCAGGATAATTATGTGGAGGGCTTTAAGAACGACAGCATAATGACCGGGCTTACCATTGTTGTCAACGACAGTGTGTACCGCAAAGAAAGCACTGCTATGACAGATTATTATTACGGGCAGGACTTCAACATCAGCGGCAACACCATCAATAATTTCAGGTACCTGATGTCTTTCAGCCAGACAACATTTGCAAAAAATGTGGTTAGCTGGAAAATTGATAATAATGATGGCTACATTTTGTACCATCCGGATTATTCATCCGATTACACTTACGGGCTGCTGATACCTCCCGGTGCAAGCGGTAATAATAATACCTGCAGCACCCCTTACAATAATAATTATTCATTCCCCTTTATTGTGTACGGGGTAAAATCAACCGGCAACTATACAAAACTTATCGGCGGGCAGCTTAGCAACAGCCGGGCTTATGGTAAGGCCAATTATCCTATTAATGCAGATCCGTTTAATACCACCCCTTACAATATAGTGCTGAAAAGTAACACGGCTTACTATGGCACCATCCGGTGGGGAACAGATGCTAACCTGTATAAATTAGGCGATGTTGATAATAATGTATTTACCAATGCAACACTGAGCAATTATCAGCCGCCGAAAAAATTCCGCATTGGTGAAAACAAATCAAACTATTAAGTCATGAAAAAGATATTCATCAGCATTTTTTCTACACTATTCGTATTAACCGGCTTTGCCCAAAATATACATCAGCGGGGTGGTGGCACGGCAACAGATACCTGTCTTGAAGTGGGCTTTACCCGTAAGGCGAATATTATATCAGCCCCCAACAAAACGGCAAAGTTTGTAACACTGACAGATGCCAGGGGTGTTGAAATGAAAATTACTGTTGACAGTTTTGCTACCGGCGGCGGTGGCGGGTACACAAACCTTACCCAGTTTGTTGATCAAACCGCATGGCGAAGTTTCTACTCGAATGGAAGCGGAGATGTAACAGAGCTTGCCTTTGGAACATCAGGACAGGTGCTTACATCTAACGGCGCATCATCAGCACCAACCTGGCAAACACCTTCCAGTGGCAGCGGCACTATCAACAGTGGTACTGGTTTTAAAATTCCGTTTTACGATGGCACAGGTACAACGCTGTCGCAAACATCAGGACTATATTATACAAATGGCACTACGGAGAATTTCGGTATCGGTGCCTCTGCTCCATCAAGCGAACTGGAAGTATTAAGCGGCACCGCTAAAACAGGAGCTTTCTCCGATAACCCGGCAGCAGCAGCCTTCGTTTCTCCTAACTACTCATTGACAAGTGGCGGGGCCACTGCTCATTTTGTAAGCAACAGTGCAATGGGTGCAGATGTGGGCGGCTCTATTACGTTTGGCGGCGACAGGACAAGTTCAGTCAATAATTCAAGCACCACCTTCGCCGTAATTAAAGGGGCAAAAGAGAGTGCATCATCCGGCAACTTCAATGGCTACCTGGCTATTGGTGTGCAAAATCATAATGGTGGAACGATAATCGAAGCCCTGCGCATTAATTCATCCGGCAACGTCGGCATCGGCACATCCAGCCCGTCAGCATCGGCATTGTTGGATGTAAGCAGCACCACCAAGGGCGCATTAATGCCCCGCATGACAACCACCCAGCGAGATGCGATAAGCAGCCCGGCAACGGGGTTGGAGTTGTTTAACACAACGACAAACACCAAGCAGATATACGATGGCACACGGTGGGTAGAGGCAGCACATCCGTTGTATAAGGTTTACACGGCGTTGTTAACGCAATCGGGAACATCAGCACCAACGGCTACTGTATTGGAAAATAATTTGGGAGGAACGGTGGTGTGGACAAGAGATGGAGTAGGAGATTATAACGCTGCGCTTACTGGAGCATTTACCAATGATAAAACATGGTTGCTAATTAGTGCCATAATGAATGACCCAAGTTCGGGGGCATATACGGGGTATAAATTCAGTAGAGTTGATTCTGATAATATAAATCTCGAAAACTTTTTTGGACCAGATGGTACTGACGGGGAAATATACAAGTTGGCAATAGAAATCCGTGTGTATTATTAACCAAACCGCCGCTGGCGGGTATATAAAGAATGAGCAAAAAGAAAATCCATAACGAACCCGGTCGCTGCATCAACTGTGATTGCCGCATTAAAAAAGGCGAATTGCAATGCTGGTGGGATAAAAGGAATAACCCGATAAAAAAGAAAAAACATTGACACCCGAACAGCAACAAGAAGTAATTAATAACATGGG